ATTACATGGTAATGCAGTAGAAATGGGTATGAAAGTAGGAGAACCTTACATGAGTGCTTATGGTATTCAAGTAAGAGACTTAGTATTACCTATTGGAACAGTATTACATTTCGGTATTGGACAATTCTTACCAGATGGAACTGCTCTAATCTATAACCCAACAGTATGTGGACCAGTTGAACAACCAGTTCCAGGAAAAGGTAACTTCTTTAGAGAAGAACTTGCTAAAGATGGTGCAAGTACAAAATATCAAATCTTTGGACAAATTGGTTTAGACCATGGACCAGAATGGTTCCACGGAAAGATTACTGGTTTAAGTACTTCATTCACTAAACCAGAAGGTATCAAAGTTAAGACTGTTAGTGCTTAGTTAATAACATATTCGAAAAGGGAGAAGTAAGATGGAAAAGAAAAAAATAGTATTATTACAACATTACTACAACGATATAGGTGGTGTTGAAACATTCCTATTAAATTTCTGTAAGAGATTTGGTGATGAATACGATATGGTCTTGGTTTGTCGAGACATAAGTTTAGAAAATGCTATCATGCTTAGTAAGTATGTTGACGTAACACAGGAACTTACTTCCCCTATAGAATGTGATACTTGCATAATAACAAGTGTCTTAGTTGATGATGAATATTTTCAACAAATTAAATATAAAGAGTTATATCAAATGATCCATTCTGACTGGACTGCTATGAGAAAGTTTTGGGATTGGCAATTTCGTGAACACGATAAGAATACCAAATACATAGCCGTTAGTGAGACTGCTAGAAAATCATTTATACGAGAATATAATCGTGATAGTGTGGTTATTCCTAATATACTTAATAAAGATAGAGTTCAATTAAAGCTCGTATCATTTACTAGGTTGACTGAGGAGAAGGGTTTTGAGAGAATGAAAAAACTCTGTGATTATTTCAAAAAGTACAATATTTCTTATGTTTGGGATGTATATGGTACTAATCCGTTAGGTTATGTAAGTTATGGGAACATGGTATTACATGAACCAATACGAGAAGGTCAAAGAATTATGGGTGGATATGATTATGTCGTTCAATTATCGGATACAGAAAGTTTCTGTTATACGATGTATGAAGCTTGGCAAAATCATGTTGCAACCTTATGTACTCCATTTCCTAATGCTAAAAACGATACTAAAGAGGGTGTAAATGGTTATCTACTACCTTTTGATATGAAACTTACTGAGAAAGATATTAGAAAAATAGCTAATCATATTCCTAGAAATGTTAATTACGAACAGGAAGGGGTGGATGATTTATGGAAAAAAATATTAAAGTAAGAGTAATAGTACCTTACCAAGATATTGTAGAACAAAAATATTATCCAACACAGACTATTCGTTGGTTAGATTATCAACGTGCTAGGGAATTGAAACAAAAAGGAATAATAGCCATTATGGAGATAAGGAAGTGTAAATATGAGTAATGAAGAAATGCTAATCAAAATGAGAATTTCGATATTAGGTAATTCAGATGATACTGATTTAGATGATATTTTTTTAGAAAAACTTGATGATGCTAGAAGTATTGCTTTATACACTATGTATCCATTTGACTTTGATGCTGAACTACCTAATAACTGGAGAATGAAGTCTTGGTTAGTAAGGTGTGCTATTGAACTTTATAACAAGAAAGATAGTGAAAATGTACAGTCATATAGTGAAAATGGTATCTCTGTAAGTTATTTAAGTGGATTAATCTCTAAGACTTTATTAGATGAATTAATTCCTAAGGCTGGTGTTCCAAAATGATCCCAGTAAGAGCTAATCCAGATACTTGGAATAAGAAATTATATATTGCTAGTAAGACAGGAACAGATATAGATGACGAAGGTAATGAAATAAGCACTTACGATGTACCTGTTGAATACTGTTTTAACTATCGTGGTATTAAATCTAATGCTGACTTAGTAGAGTTTGGTGAAAAGGCTAGTATAACTCAAAGAATGGTAATAGATAGGAAATACGAAGGTTATTTCAAAGAGTTTGATGTAGCTTATTTATATGGTGCTACTCCTGATGGAGAGCAAATAAATGGTGATAATGCTAATTATGTATTATTACCACCTAGAATAGGAAATTCAGTAATAATAATCTATATGCAAAAGATAATAAGAGAGTAGGTGTACTTATGTATAAATTCACAAATGGTGTAGTAGTTTTTACAGAAGAAGATAAAAACAATTATGTAAAAGCTGGCTATGTATTAGTAGAGGACGATAAGAAAGATGATAAAGACGACAATACAAATGGAATTATCAGTAAAGAGTATGAACCAAGCGTCAAAGCTACTAAAAGATTTCGAAGATAATTATATAAAAGGTATAAGCAATTCAATAAAAGCTGCTACTGAGGGATTATATAACAAAGTATTGGCATATTGTTATTCTAATAATATTAATAATACTGACCCTATACATTGGGATTACGATGAAAATACCAATGTTGGTAGAGTATGGACTAATGACTGGACTTTAATCTTTAACGAAATGGGAACAGGTGTTGTTGGTGCATCAAGTCCACACCCAAGTCCTGCAGACCCTTTTAAAAATTGGGTTTATGACGAAGGTGGACATGGTGAAAGTGGTTGGTGGTATCCTACTACTGAAAGTGATGCTAACCCTCACAAATGGGTTGATCCTGATGGACAGTTAAGAGCATGGACAAAAGGTTTACCTAGTAGGCATATGTTCTATAGTGCATTTCAGGATATTAAAGATGAACTTGGTGATTATGTCAATGTTGAATTACAAAAAACAGTTGGAAATATGTACTCAAAGGAGTGATGAACTATGTTAGTAGAAGATATATTCGATATTAATTTCTATCCTGCATTAAAGGAATATGTAGAAACAAATAACATATATAATGCTAAGGTAGTTAAAGTTAATCCACAAGATAGTAAAGTGTTTCCAATTATACCTGTTAAATTACTACCTAGAATAACTAATAGATATAATAATTTAAACTATGGTGAAGAAACCTATTCATTTGGTATAGAAATAGATATATACGCTGTTAATACGACAGTAGAACAAACTACTTTAGTAAATGAAGTAGAAACGACTACTTATGAGAAAGTATCTAAGAAAACAGTATGTGATAACTTAACTAGATTGATAGTTGACTATATTAAAGACAATTATCATTTCACAGTTCACGTTACACACGATGCACCTAATATTGATACAAATGTTCATAGGAACATAATTCAATTAAATGGTGTATTAGATACTAAGTATGGAAATGACAATTTAGTTATATATCCAACTTTGAGATAAAAGCACTTCTAATTAAAGGGAAAAAATTAATGAGAGGTGATATTAAATGATCGATTTAGGTATCGAACTAAGAGTAAAATCAACTAGTGATGCTAAATATTCTGCTGCAAAACTAGTAGCAGTAAAAGGTATGCCAGCAACAGGACAAGCTGGTGGTAATGTAGAAATCACTACATCAAGTGATCCAGTTAAAGTATATGTACCAGATAGACCTGATACAGGAGATATGGACTTTACTTATAACTATTCACAAACTAATTTAGCAGCAGTTCAAGCTGTATGCGACAATATCAAGAAAGATATTCTTATTAAGTTCCCAGATGGAGCAGGATTTGAATATCAAGGTGTATGCCAAACTTGGATTAATGAAGAAAGTGTTGGTGGAGCTATGGAATGTACTCTACATACTACTCCAAGTATAGCAGGAACATATTTAACTGCTCAACAATTAGCTGCTAAGATAGAAACAAGTTCGTAGGATTTGAAAGGAAGGGAAATACGATATGCGTCAATTAAAATTGAAGATCAAGGATAAAGAATATATCCTTGAATACAATAGAGATTCTATTAAATGGTTAGAGGCGGTTGGCTTTGACATAGAAGAGTTTACCAAGAAACCTGTAACATATAGAGAAATCTTGTGGCAATCATTATTCGTTAAAAACTATGGTAATACTGTTAATCCAAACTTAGCAATTAAGTTAATGGATAGTTATGCTGAAGAAAAAGGCGAAGTAATGGTAAACAAAGTTGTTAAATTCGCATTTGATGAATACACAGCTTTTATAAATGCCCTAGCAGGTACGAACTCCGAGAAGACGGAGGAAGAACTAGAGATAGTGGAACAATAGAAGAGGAAGGCAACAAATACAAAAACTTAACAGATTGGTTTTATGATTTATTGCCTATGGCGATAACATACGGTATGTCTGTAAAAGAGTTTTGGGAAGAAAAC